GCCATTACTCCAAATAAGAGCACAGTGGTTAGTGGATCATTTAGTTTCGTGAGCGGTGAGTTTAGAGCTTTAGTTAGTGTCCCGGCGGGCATGGCTTACGACGATTTAGTGGTGATTTGTAAAGATCCAGCAACAGGTGAGCAAGTTTATTTAAGTGTAGCTAAGGTGTCTGCAACAACGTTTTATTTGTATACTAGTATACAACAAGACTATGAGGTTTACTTTCTGACATGATTGATGAAAAGCCTTTTGAACAAACTGATTTCTCCAAGGGTATCACTGATTTTTTCATTGACCCTGACGACGTTCGTTTCGCTGAGACCATGGACAACTTGTTTATTAATAACAACAAGAAACCCAGGACTCGTTGGGGCTCTGAAACATACCGAGACGAGCAGTTACCTCTAGGTAACTTTAGAGTGAACAAGATCTTATTTTACCAGCAGTCCGAAATCTTAGCTTGTCAGGATAAAAGAATTTATAGGGACAACGCTGGCTGGACTGAAATAACAGGTCCTGCAGGTGGTGCCTTATTTCAAGTGGGAGGAGCGAACTCCCAAATTTATCACACTCAGTGGCAGAATCATTTTTACTTTACAAACGATAGTCTTAACAGCGTCCAAAAATTGTACAAGGACGACGGTGGTATCTTCCAAGTTAGAAACGCTGGTTTACCGGGTGTACCAAGCGGTGTAAGTATTGTTAACCCACCGGGTGCAGGATCTGTTTATCTCTACGCTTTTGTGTTGCGGTATGATTATAACGTAGACGATGTGAAGTACGTTGACCGTGGCCCTGTGTATGTGTACCCATCCCAAGTCACTGGTGGAACAATCACAGGTGGTAACGCTGCCGCCATAACTCTACCGACTACTTTACCAATTGTAGAGAATTGGGATCAATCAAATATAGAGGTGGAAATTTACCGCACTATCGACGCTGGCACCACGTACTACTTTGTGGCTAAGGTGACACTTGGTACTACTCCTTATAACGATGAAATAACAGATGCTGTGATAGCTTCCAATGAGGTTTTATACACAGATGGTGGAGTTTTTGACAACGATACTCCCCCAAAGTGTAAGTTCATGCACGTTGTGAATAACGTTGGTTACTATGGGTATATGGAGGATGGGACAGACACCAAAAAGTCTTTGGTCAGGCAGAGTATCCCCGGTGATCCAGACTCGGTACCTGCGAGTTTCTTCCAGGAGGCCGAGCAAGAACTTAAGGGTTTATCTAGTATATTTGATAGGCCTTTGGTGTTTTGCACTGAGTACGTTTATAGGATTGATGGCGTTATTGATTCTACTGGTACAGGAGATTTCGTCCTAGCTAGAATTGACGACATAGCTGGGTGTATTAGTCAGAACTCAATTGTTAGGACCCACAAGGGGATTTTCTGGGCTGGCAATGTCGGGTTTTATTGGTCTGACGGTTTTAACGTCCACATGATAAACAATCACCTATCAAGCTCGTACAAAAATTTTATTAGTAACAGCACCAGAAAAGATAGAATTGTCGGTGCGTATGATCCTACAGAAGATCGAGTGTTTTGGACTTTAAGTAAAAACTCTGGGACGGATGAGTGTGATTTACTTTACTCTTTAGACTTAAATTGGGGTATTACTGAGGAGTCTACCTTCACAACTATCTCGGGGAGTACTTATTTTTCCCCAAGTTACATAGCTTTTAATAAGGACATTTTGTATCGTGCAGACTCTAGGGGTTTTATTCTTCAGCACTACGATGGCTTATTAACGGATATTAAAGTTGACGTGCTGGTGTCTCCTGCAGATTGGGATACAGTTACTATAATACACGATTACGAGTCTTGTTTCATAGACTTCGGTTCGAAGTTCATGCGTAAATGGGTCCCCGGTATGCTAGTTAGTGCTGCTAATACTACAAATCTTAGCCTGGCCATCCATTCATCCAATGACAACAATCGTGTAATAGGGGATCTCAGACCCATACGGTACAGGGATAATATCACTTGGGGAGATTCGTTACCTCTCTGGGGAGACACCGAGGCACGTTGGAACTATCAGGGAATTATTGAGGAGAAAAGGCGTTTTCCTTCGGGTGGTTTGCGTTGTCAGTATAAGCAGATCCAGCTTACAAACGCTAAGGTACAGATAGTTACTTCAGAGTTATTGGGGGTAGTGTCTGTAGATGCGACTTTAAAAACTGCCACTTTAGGTGGAACTCTCCAATGGATACCTGCTTTAATTGATTACGTAATTGCTTTTGAGAGCGACGACTACACTAACGAGTATGTAATTACAGCAAGCACAACTACCACTTTAACTTTCAGTGATCCTAGTAACACTTCCCCAGCTAGTGGGACGTATAAGTGGGTCATGCGAGGTAAGCCCAAAGGGGAGGTTCTAGAACTAAACGGCTATGTACTGTTTTGGTCTTACATTAGTAAGTCCCATACACCTTTTAGTACTAGTAGTTTAGGGTCTAATCCATGATTGTTAAGTGGAAACCTCTACTGAAGGAAATTACTGATAAGGTTGTTCAAGAGGATTTGTACAAGCTTAAATTATTTTTAGAGCAGTTTGATTTTACAACAGAGGGTATAAAGGGGGACGACGGTGCGCAGGGAGATCCGGGTCCAAGTGGTCCGGTAGGACCATCGGCAACAACAGTCCCACGGTTGACAGATGTTTTCGACACAGATTTAGCAACAGCGGTAGGAGATTTAGTAGTGGTATCGGGTACAAACTTTGTGAGCACAATTGCAGATAATGCGAACCTAACAATTCCTTTTGGTATTTTTGGGTTGGCCTTATCTAAGCCCACCACTACAACAGTTGAGGTAATTTTTATGGGTTTAATTGCGGGTTTTGTCGGTCTAACTCCTGGCCAACCTTTATTTGTTTCTACTAGCGGGGCACTAACGCACACAAAACCTGTCACTGGCACTGTCCAACAAATTGGTTTTGCCACAAGAACCAACGAATTTTTCTTACAAATACGACAACACATGAGGCAAATATAATGGCTAAAAAGAAGGTTATAAAAAACACATCCAAACCCGACGACATTGAGTCTTTTACCAAGTTAAAGACCACTGGAAGACTAACTCCCGAACAGTATTGGAAATGGCGACTAACTATTGAGGAGGGTGTCGTCGCTAGAGGTGTGTTAGAAAATGCCAACTTAAAGTGTCAGTTAAAGTCCTTAGAGCTAGAAAAGGGGCACTTGCAGCTAGTACTAGCTAAAAAACAAATGCAAGAATGCCAGGTGTTGGTTGAGCAAAGTAAACAAGAGTACACTAAAATTAAGACAGAAATAGAAGAAGATATAGGCACTACTTTGAACGGGTGCGTCATAAGTGATGTTACATTTGAGGTACAAGCATTGGAAGCCGACTAAAGTGGGTTTTTTACGTTTACACGACTAAGTTTTTTAACCTCTGCACCGATGTATTTTACAGTAGAAGTGTAAACAAACAACAAGAGAAAAGGGGTAAAGCATGGCTCAAGTAAAGCTTATGAAGATTTCGTCTGATGGGGTTCCATTAGAATTTGACAGTGCAGCGGATGATATTACGTTAAACTCATTCACTGTACAAGGTGGAGGTCCAGTACTAAGTGGTACCGGTCTTGACATGAACAACTTGGATATTTCTGATATCCAGGATTTAGATTTTACTGATCCTTCAACAGCAACAATTGACCAAACATCTGGTCCTTTAATTGTTGATGATTTGATGTTTCAAACCAAGGAAAATTCTCTTACTACTGCAGGTGCCGTATTATTTCCTGTTGTAACTGACGTTGCCGACGAGGTTGACGCTTTTAGATTACCAGCGATTGCCGGTACTCCTACAGCGACTCCTGCCGATGGTGGTGAAGGATACATGGTTTGGGATTCTACTAACGATATTTTGTACGCGTGGGACGGTGCTGCTTGGGTGAATCAATCTCAAGCAACTACTGCTAGCGCAGTACAAAACACCTACACCGCTGATGAAGCCTTAGCTTTAAACGATGCACTTTACATCTCTGCTGCAGATAACGTTTCTAAAGCGATTGTAAGCTCTGGTGGTGCTCCAAGTAGAGTAGTTGGTTTTGCTAAGACCTCTGCTATTGATACCGCTTCAGTAGAAGTTGTTTCAGAGGGTATTTTGAGTGGTTTTGCTGGTTTAACTGCAGGTGCTCGGTATTATGTTGATCCAGCAACTCCTGGGT